CTTGCCGGCAGTGACGACGCCACGGCCTTTGCGCTGCAGCTCTTGGTGATGGTGGCCAAGGACGAGAGCGGCCAGCCGTTGTTTGTACCCGCGGAGCTGGCTGAGCTGCGCAACGCCATCCCGGCCAGCGTCGTAGACGATCTCCTGTTGGCGATGCTCGGGGCAAACAAGGACGGTGAAGGTGATGAAGAGGAGGAAGTGCTGGACCCCAAGCCCTCCGCGCAGCCTTCCGCGAAGAAAGCTTCCTAACTTTTCAGCTGCACATGGCCGAAAAGCTGCACATGACGCTCGGCGAGCTGCAGCAGCGGATGACGCCAGAAGAGCTGACCCTGTGGAGCCTGTATCTAGAAGAGCAGGCTGAGCGTGCCGAGGAGGCAAGAAAGAGAGCAGCACGGCGCCGATAGACTCGGTTTACGGTGCCGTATGAGCCTTGGCGCAATACTCAGTTGACATTGTTGCTAGGGCTCTAGGCGGCAATCAGGTTGACCAGCTAGCCAAAAGCTTCCAAGGTGTTGAGCAGGCTGCTGCGAAATCGCAGAGGGGAATAGATGGCGCAGCAAATAACATCCGCAACTTCGGCGGTGCTGCTAGTAGCGCCGGCTCTGCTGCTCAAGGTTTTGCTAACTCCATCAATGGCGTTGTCGGTCGTCTAGCCAGCTTTGCTGCGCAGCTAGGCCTCACCATCGGTGCGATCGCAACGCTGAAAACGAGCCTTGATGCAGCCTTCTCAAGGGAAGCATCAGAAAACAGACTTCAAGCCCTCACTAGCTCTGCGGCTGAGTTTGAGTTAGCCCTTGGCGCTGCTGAGATTGCATCGAAACGCTTTGGTATCACGCAGACCGAAGCGAATAATGCTTTAGGTGATATGTACGGTCGCCTGAAAGGTCTTGGCTTCGGCCTTGCTCAGGTGAACGATATCTATACGGGCTTCAACGTCATTGCCCGCGAATCGCGTACTAGCTCTGAAGACGCTGCAGGCGCTTTCCTACAGCTGTCGCAGGCCATGGGCTCTGGCAAGCTTCAAGGTGATGAGCTGCGCAGCATTCTCGAACGGATGCCACAACTGGCGCAGGCGATTGCGCAAGAAATGGGCGTCTCTGCCGGTTCGATTAGGCAGCTCGCCGCCGATGGCAAGATCGGTGTTGAACAGTTAGCTAATACCCTTTACGGCGCTGCTGGTCGCGCTGATCAGCTTGGCCAGACCTTCACCACGCAACAGGCCACCATGGCCCAGGTGCGGCAGCGCTGGGAGGAGGTGAGCGTTGCTATCGGCGAGGCATTAGCTCCTACTTATCTCACCGCATTGAATGCGTTAGCTGATGCTGCCTTCTTCTTTGGGGAGGTAATGAAAGGTGCTGCCGTATGGGTAGAAAAGAATCGTTCCGCGATTGAAGGTGTTGTTAAAGCTGGTATTGAAATCGGAAAACTCGTTGGATCGGTCTGGCTCGTCGTTGCTGCTTATCAAGCCTGGCAGAAGGTCACCGTTGCCCTGGCAGCTGCTAAAGCTTTCTTGGTTGGTTTAAGCGGCAAAGGGTTGATCTTGGTTGCTGGTGCAGCCGCCGCTGCCGCTGGTGCTTATGCCCTGCTATCGAAAGGCGTTGACGAAACTGGCAAGGCGATTGAGCGGATGAAGGGTGAGTCTGAAAAGGCTTTCCAAGCGCGTAAAGCACAGATTGAATCTGAACTCACAGCGCAAAGGGCGATTGAAGATCAACTTACCAAGCAACGACAAGCGCAAGAGGAGCTTGTTCAATCTGAGAAAGATCTACAGAAGCAACGTGATAAAGCATTGAACGCCTTGCAGGAACAGGCCAGTCTGTCGCAAGGTTTACTGCAGGCGCAGATTGAACTTGCTAAGGCAAAAGGTCAAACTGCTGAAGCCGCCAAGCTAGAAGCGGCGTTAGCTAAGCAGGTCTACACCGACACCGTTGCCCAGATCCAACTAGAACTACAGCAGGGTCGTATTACCGCTGAAGTCGCTAATCAGAAGAAGCAGATTGCTGAAACGACTTATAAAGCAGCACAAGCATCACAGCAGTTAGCTAACGCTACGCAAGGCGTTGCGCAACAGACAAGTCAAGTACAGACCAACCTCCAAGGTGCTCTTGGTGCTATTCAGAAGAACATTGAGTTGACCCGTGTTTGGGAAGACGGCTATCAAGCACTGCTCAATAATCAGAAAATGATGGGTGCTAACGCTGGCACGCAGCTTAATACCATGCGTGAAATCGCACACTTGCAAAAGCAGCGTATTGATAACGAGCGTGCTATCGCACAGGCAACGCATGGTACTACCACGCTGATGGGCAGGGTTGCTGAGTTCACCGCTAAAGCAAAAACTGAAGCAATTGATCTCAAGCTGCGCATGGCAGAAGCGAAGGTTAATGCAGGAGGTTATGCCGATGAAATGGCGCGTGGCGCAGATGCAACTGAGCGCGCAGCTAACGCCGCTAAGGGTATAGCGCCTGCATTGGCTCAGTTTGGCGAAGCAGGCAAAAATAGTGAATTTGCCAACGCCTGGTATGAAGCGATGAAAGGGCTGAACGAAAAGACCCTTACTGCTGCAGCTTCTCAACGCAAGTACAACGAGACCATGGCTCAGTTCTTGAAAATGGCTGAGCGGTATAACCAACTCAAGGCGCAAGAAAAACGCAGCAGCGCACAAGATGAGTGGGGCAAGATTACCGGCGGCCGTCTGCCTGGCTACGCCTCTGGCGGGTACGTGACTGGCCCACAGGTCGCCATGATTGGCGAGGGCGGACAGTCTGAATATGTCATCCCATCTAGCAAAATGGCCTCGGCAATGGCCAACTACGCCGCTGGCAAACGTGGCAGCGCTGTATTAAGTACACCGCAAGTCAACATCACCACAGGGCCTGTCACACAGATGGACGGCACGAACTACGTAACGCAAGGTGATTTGATGGCTTCTACCCAGTCGGCTGTTAAGCAGACATTGGCGCTGCTACAGAACAACCCATCCGTACGGCGTTCTATTGGGGTAACTAGATGAGTGGCTTTAGCGTTGCGCAGTTTGTTGCCGTCAGTGCTGCCAATGGAACACGACTCTATTCTTGGCAAAACGCATGGATTGACCGCACGGTTAATGGCTACGCCTTTTATCCCGTAGGCCTGTCCAGCCTGGTAGACGCAACAGGTGGTGAGTTTGTTTCTGTCGCAATGACTCTGCCGCTAGGTAGCGAAGCGATGCAGCTGCTGGACCAGGGGATTGACGGCAGGTATCAAGTGCTTATTGAGGAGTTCAAATACGACGGCAGCCTGGATGCAATTGACCCGACGGCAGGAGTAAAGATAGCTTCGTTCTACGGAGAAGTGATCGGTGGATCAATCAATGCAACGTCGGCGCAAATTCAGGTAGGCAGTCGGCTAGACGCAGTGGAAGGACAGATGCCGGCTAGGCTCTATACGGCAGTGCTGGTTGGCCGCCCTCCAAAGATTTAGCCATGCCTTCTGCCTCTTCTGTATCGGCTTCATCTCCGTTTGTTAGTGCGCTACAGCAGGATGCGTGGGGCGCGGTTGAAGCTGGTGATGCTGATCTGACGTCTAGCCAACGTGTTATCACGATTGGTACGCCGATTCAGGTTGTTTTTTGCAAGCACGTCGCTGGGGCCGGTGGTGCATGGGTGACGCCGCCTGCAGCGCGGATTGGGGCTAAATACGACGAGGTAGCGGGGGTTACGTCAACTGTTGGCTTAGTCGTTAGCGACGGACGTATTGGCGACATTGCAACGGGTGACGTTTACAAGGGCGCAACTGTTGTCACGGGGTTGACTAACGGTGCGAGCTTGTTCCGCTATGGCGGAATGCCAGACATTGCTGATGGCTACGACTGGCAGTCGTCGCAGACTGTTTCCAAAGGACAGTCTGACATTCTCAGCTTTCCGATTTCAACAGGATACACCGTGAACAAAAGCGGTGTCTTGAGCTTTAACGCTCAAAACATCAGGGTAGAGATCGGCCACGTGACTTATATGGTCAGTCACCGTCTCTATATCAACGGGGTGCTTGATACTGGCAATACTTCGGTGGCCGCGAACCGCATTAACATCAGCAAGACGTTTGCTGCGCCCACAGACGTTCGACTTGAGATTATTTCTTACAACTACGGGGAAGGGAAGCCGTACCCTGCGGGTGCGACGCTGTTTGGTCAAATTGACACTACATTCCTGTCAACTAGCACGGTTACCGATGAAACCAGTGGTTTTCCTTTGTATCCCGGCTCTGGGGGGACGTTTGAAGGACTGAGCTGTCTAGCCGTAAAGGGCGGGTATCCAAAGGAAGGCGGCGTGTCCGTGCCTAGCACCGTGACAGGCGAAGCGTTTAGCGGGGGGTTTATTACAAGCTATTCAGTCGCCAAGACAAAAGTCACACAATTTTCAATCACTGTCACGAACGTAAAATCTTCAAATGTTAATCAGGTTTTCGGCTGGGCATTTTATGCCAATAACGTGCTTGTCGAGAGCAATGGCGGATCGTGGCCCAACACAATCACAAAAAGCTATTCATATCAGAATCCGGTTGACGCTCGGTTTGAGCTGACGTCCTACAACGGAGGAGCTGGCAAGCCGTATCCTGCGGGCACAGTTGTCACAGGCACTGTCAGCTACACAGGGTTAGGTGCTCCGCAAGGTGCCAAATCGCCTGACACCTATTCAGACCAAGTGCGGTGCTTTGTACGCAACGGGATCCAGGTTTACAACGTGCTGACGGGCGCAACGGCAAGCAGCGACAATTTCGCCGACCTTGCTTATTACCTGCTGACGCAGTGCGGCAAGGCTTCGCCAGCGTCTATTGACATTGAGTCGTTTCGCAAGGCGGCCGCCTTCACCGCTGCAAACGGATTGACGTTTAACGGTGTTATCGCCAGCTTGTCCAACGTGCGCGAATATCTGCAGGCCGTCGCGCCTTTCTTTCTGCTGCGCTTTACGACAATCGACGGGAAGTATGCGTTAGCGCCAGCGCTGCCGATTGATGCAAACGGCGCGTTTGTAGTTGATGCTGTGACGCCTGTAGCGTCGTTTGATAAGACGGTGATTTTGGAGGGCAGCTATAGCCGAACCTATGTTGCAGCGGCAGAACGGCGTGAGCGCATTGTCCTAGTGCCGTGGCGCAACCAGTCAACGGCTGATTACAGCGTCGTCAATACCGCGGAGATCAGGTACAAGGATGAGCCAAACGCCACGGTTTACGAAAGCTTTGATGCGTCTGGCTTCTGCACTAGCTTCAGCCACGCTGCCTTGGTGGGGAGATACTTCCAGGTAAAGCGGCGGCGATCTGTTCATTCCATCGTGTTCAGCGTTTCAGCTGACAAGGCCGTCGGGTTGAAGTCGCGCGACGTGATCACGGTAAGCCTTGATTCTGAGACAACCCTTGGCAGCGTTGCGCCAGCGGCGTTGCCGTATCAGGTGGAAAGCATTTCTGACGCACCTAATGGCGTGACAACTATTGAGGCAAGCTATTTCCCGTTGGACGGAGATGGCAAAAGTCTGTTTCTGCTAGACATGCTAGGAGAAGCCTGCGAGGTTAAGTGAGATGGCGGTTGCTTCGTTCCCAGCGCTAAAGCCATCGGCAAGGTCTTGGACGCCTGGCAGCGTGCCCAGTCAAAGCTTGGTGTCACAGGCTGGCTACGAAACTCGCGTGATGTTGGGCACAAAGCCTGTTGGAGCGCTGTTGCGGCTGTCGTTTGTCAATCTCACCGATGCTGCTGCTCAGAGCATTACGGATCACTTCGCGCTGGCGCGTGGTGCCTACGAGATCTTTGATTTGCCGGCGGAAGTGTTTGCAGGCATGACCAGCTACGGGTATATGACGCCTGCGGGCGCAAAATGGCGGTACACATCAACGCCAACTCTGGACTGGTCAGCGCCTGATGTGGTTGGCGTTAGCGTGAGCCTGATGGCTGTCTACGACTAATGGGCAAGCTGTATAGCGGGATTACAGGCAGCCTGAGCGTTGATGGCGTAACGATCGGGAAGGTGCGCGAGTGGTCGTTAGAAGGCAGCGCTGAAGCCTTGGCGACGACGACCTTGGGCGATTGGGCGCCGACCTACCGCTATGGACGGCAGCAGTATGCAGGCAGTTGTGTGGTGC